AACATTCTTCTTCACTAGAATATCCATACTTTTCCTTTAGATCATTGTAAATAAATTGTAGGCTGCAAAACTTTGAACTGCTTTCAAACGTGTATCCGTAATTGTCACGTAGCATTTCACACACAGTGTCTTTACCATGTCTGCCGTGTCCAATAACTAATAATTTGGGTTTACTCATTAACTTCTCCTAGTAATAGCTTATTATAAAATAAAAACTAGTAAATGTCAACCTATAATTAACCTATTACAAACCCCATGCCGCTTTGTCCATCATTGAATAATGTTAGCTCAATTTCTAGTTTATCAATTTCTTGCATCGCATCCGAACGTAACTGATCAGCGTTCATTGTAGTTCCACCCTGTGGTCCTGCAATCTGTGTAAACTTGCCACGTGCTTCTGCTAACATTAATTTAGCGTGAGCTAATGAATAATCATTTAACCAAGGTGTTGCATACATATCGCCTAGTAGACTTTCATCTGTTCTATAATTATAGCACCAAAGCACTGCATTGTCATTTGCTTTTAGTTTACGATGAATAATAAGTTTATGATCCTGGTGACGCCAAGTGAACATAAGCTCTGCTCCAAATAAGCGGCCCATTGTTTCTCTGCTTTGCTGTAGGAAATCAAATGTAGCTAAACTTCCTTTTTGAGAAGATCCCAATAGGTATGTTTGCATGTATGCTGACTGAAAAGGTTCAAAGTCATTACCTGACCCTGCACTTACACCAGTTGTACGTCTATATATATCACGCACTTCAATTATTTCGTCTGGGAGTGTATATTCGCTTTGGTCTTCCAAAAGTTCTAAAACAATAAAGCTTTCTTCTACTGCATTTTCACTGCGCTGTCTGTACTTTGTTAGTGCCTTTTTAATGGCCAGCTCATAGTGTTCTGGATCGAGTTCAACATCGATCATCCCTCCGCCTAAGCGAAGTTCTATTTCTTTTTGCAAGTTTGATTTGTTACTCATGAATACATTCTCCTGGAATCTCCTACTATGTATTTATCAAAGTATAACACTTATTCAAATACAAATAGGTTAGCCATTGAGTAAATCATCTGAAAGATCAACCATTAGTTTTGCATACTCTAGATCTACTTCTGAATCAGTTAATAGTAAGTTAATATTAGGGACTTCTCTATTTGCTATCATTTCTAGAAATTTATAATTGTTTTCTTCTGGATTTAAGTATGTTATACCAACTGAATCCATACTAACTGATGTTAATTCATCTGCTACATTACCTAAGAATGGATCTCTAATATCAAAGAATTTGTACTTAGCTGTATCAAATATAAAGAACTTTCTAAACACATAATTGCCAACCTTGAATGCACTTAAATGTGGATGTCTTTTTATGAGACGTCTAGCAGTATTCTCAAATAATGTTCCGGAAAATACGTAAATTATTTTAGCAACGCCTATTTTTGTAAGTTCAGAGACTGCTATATCAAAGTCTTCTCTATCTTCAAATAATACAATGTTATTAATGCCCATGCGTTGAGCAGACTCTAAAGAAATACGTCCTAGCTTATAATCAAGTTGCATATCACGTGATTCTGTTTCAGTGTTTTTGCAATCAATAATTATAGCCAGATCGTCATCTTCATCTTTGTTAAAGATTTCATATGGATTAATAAGCATCTAGAATACTGCCAGTATTACTGTTTCATCATTGAAACGTCCGTTTAGTTTTGTTTCAGTTGTCTTTAATGTCTGAAACAACTTTTCAGTCTTTGACTTTGTTGTTTTCTTGATTACTGGAAGAAATTCAGCAGTCTTACGTACTGTACGTTGTACACTTTTTTCTTCATCATATCCTAGTAAGGTTGTACCTTTGACACTAAATCCACTGCCTGGTCGCCCCATGCCCTTGGGATCAATATTATTTGCATAATACAGACCAATCTTACGGTTCTTACAATTAAATATCATTGCAACGTTTGCACCAATCAATTTTTCTGGTGGGATACTTGCGATGCCATAATCAGTGTCGCTCATTTTAAATTTAAGTTTCTTAATAAGCTGGTCTGCTGATTTCAATTTTGCTTGACGTGGCTTACGTTGTGCTTTATTTTCAACTGATACAATATCACATGCATCTAGAATACGTTGAAACATTTCAAGCATTGCTTTAATCTTCTTAGGACCAAGATGTGCATATCCTTCTTTTAGTTGAAGTGCTAAATCTTGATCTTGCTCGGATAGTTTTTTAAACTTTGCAGGAGTAGGAAAGTTAACTAGCTCGTGAATCTCATCTCGCTCACCTTGATACCATGTTTTAATTAAACGTGCATGTCCTGCTTTTGCCTGTTCTTTGCGCAATATAGTAATTGGTTCAAATTCTTTTAATGCATTCATGTCATATGTTTCTAGGAATGAAACTACAAACTCTTCAATGTCACTAGCCATTATAATACATGATTCACGCATGCGATCTTGAATAGTAGGTACGTATATACCTACTTTATCTTTGGCTTCTTCTTTCTTAATAGCAACAATTTCTACACCTGCTGAAATAGCATGTGTTATGCGTTCTTTAAGAAACTTTGACATTGGACGTATTTCGCCCATTGTGCCTTTAAGTGATACCCAAAACGTATTGTGTGGCTCGAAATAATCAGGCATGCCATTCAACATCAGCTTTGCTGTAATTGCTGCGCTAACACTTAATGCATGTGTAGGTGCAACCTTGACTGCTTTAATGTCGTCTTCGCTGTATTCATCTGAGCGGGTTGACATCCATTCTGATACTGCTGGATATAAATCAGTTGATTTAAAGTTTTCGTAATACCATGAACGATCTCGCAATTGCTTACGATGAAATTCTTCACCTGTTAGCTTTTCAAATTCTTCCCATGACGGTTCTGTAAGTTTACTACCGCGTTTAATTCGCGGTGCGCCACGTACTACTTTTTTCTTACGTGGTTTTGATATTGATTTTGCTGTTGCCATCTTACATCTCCTGTGATTACACTCTAATACATATGATATGTTACAATTGTACTTATGTCAACCTTTATTTTAACTTCCTGTTACTAAATCCAAAGAACCATTGTCTAATAGCTCAAAGTTTTCAATATAACTATGATGTGTTCCACTTTGCTCAATGCAGCTATTAGCAGCAATCCAAAGGTTTTTAACTGTACCGTCTATTGCCCAAGCACTAACTTTTGCGCTTGTCCGTTTCCCGCCATCACGCAAATCTGCGTTTAATTCTTCTATTGTTGAATCAGCACGAACATATTCATAAACAACTCTGCGCATCTTGTTGTTGAACAATTCGTAATCAGCTGGCATACATCCGCCATCCCAAATGCTCCAAACACTATCAAGGTTTAGTTCAACACGCAAGTCTTCAAAGTGTTCCGCGGTAAGAATATCTGCATCCACATCTTCAAATTGAACAAATTCCATTGCAATTGTTTCTGCGCTTACATCTTCAAATTTTACATTTGTGTTTAACATTATATGTTCCTTTTGTTTTAACTTACTTATACATTATAAGACATCTTGGTTCATTTGTCAAGAAAAAAGCGCAGAAAAGAATCCTGCGCTTTCAATGGGTTATAATTTTTCTTAAATTATTTTGCTTCTATTTCTCTTTCAAACTCACGCAAACGTTTATAAACACTTGCAAGTTCGATAATAGTTGGCCATGATTTGAATAGATATTGTAGAGATCCTTCTACACGTCCAAATGCACGTAAAATCTGTTGCATTACACCCAGTGTCATTAATCCTGCTACAATTGCCGGGGCAAGGAATATATAACCAACCAACACATTTGTTTGTAAGTATGCAAGGCGGCCAATATTAAAATACAAGTACTGTATATAGCTCTTGTAGTGAATTGCACGAACATCTTCAAATAATTCATTTAAGCTTTTTGGTCGTACTGTGCCATCATCTTCTGCGATAACAAGTAATTTACGATACGAAGCTTCTTTCTTTTGTAAGTCATATTCAATTCCTACTAGTCGTAGAATCCAAGCTAATCCTACCATTAGTATTGTTCCACCAACAGCCCATAGTAACGCTCCTGTGACTAATCCGTATTGCCAGTCTCCAAAGAACATAATTGGAAGTCCAATTGATAGTCCAACCAATATTGGAAAGAACTCTATAAGTACCATAACACTTTCAATTAAAGCTGTTCCGAGTCCTTCTACGATTCTACTAAATTTAATAGTATCCTCCTGTACACGCTGTGCTGCGCCTTCGATTGTTCGTGCTTTATCATATACACTGTGATACCATTGTACCATACTGGCACGCCAACGGAATAAAAAGTGACTGGTTAAGAAACTGGTTGCTAATCCTAATACAATCCACAATGCTGCTAGTTTACCAAAACTATAAAGTCCGCCCATGTATTCAGTCATAGTTACTGCATTTGGAGTTGCTAAAGCTTTTTGGATCATATCGTAAAATCCTCCAAACCATTCGTTAATTTTTACGTCAATTTGAACTGTAATCCAAAGTGAAGTTAAAATAGTTATTGAACCTAAGTATGCCCATAGTGCATATTCTTTAGTTTTAAAAAATTTAAACATAATTTTATCCTTATTATTATAGTAGGTTAACTACATATATAACTATTTATCATCTTAATTATATTATTCTATTGGCATAAATACAGTATATAATAGGAAAAGCACATGCCAAGACTTAGTCTCTATAAACCATACAAAAGCAATGATTACAAATTTATGGATAGGAATATCCTAGAACAATTTCTAATTGGTGGTACTGCGGTACACGTACATAAGTATCTAGGGCCACAGAATACTGATTCAGATGATCCAAGTGAACCTAACTACGGTAGTGGACTGGAAATAGACAATATAACTGGCGAAGAAATTAATCCAGAAGGTCTAATAGACGAAACTAACATTCAAGACTTGTTATTCATGGAAAACAGAGATCGTAAATATGATCCTGATGTATTTGAATTACGTGGTGTATATAATGTAAGTGATAATGATTTTGACTTAACGCAATTTGGTTTGTTTTTAACAAACGACACATTGTTTATTACATTTCATATTAACGACATGGTACAAAAGATTGGTAGACGTCTTATGCCTGGTGATGTAATAGAGTTACCGCATTTACGTGATGAACTATTGCTAAGTGCTGACAGAGAAGCTATTAATAAGTTTTATGTTGTACAGGACGCCAGTAGGGGATCAGAAGGGTATTCACAAACTTGGTTGCCTCATATTTGGCGCATTAAAGTATCACCATTAACTGATACGCAAGAATACGCAGATATACTTGGTACTGCAAATGATCCTGATAGCTTAAAAAACAAAGTTAGTAGTTACAAAACAGAATTAAATATTAGTAATGCAATTGTTCAATCTGCGATTCAAGCAGATCCGTTAGGATTGCCACTTGCAGAACATTTGTTTGGACTAGAAGAACCTGACACAACATACAACCATGGTGCGGTTCTAGCAACAGGTGATCAATTCCCACAGGACCCAAATGACGGAACATATTTTGTACGTAGTGACTTCAATCCTAATCGTTTGTTTGTGTTTAGAGGGACCCGTTGGCAACGATTATATGATAATATAGACGGTGGCACAACATGGACAGATAGAACATACAATGCTGGTAGTTTTGTTGATAATCTTAACACTACTGTAGTAGATGGGAAAGAAACACCAGAACGTCAGGCATTAAGTAAAGTAGTAAGCCCTACTAAGAAAAAAGGTTTAGATTCAGATTACTAGGAACAGATAATGGCACAATATTTTTATGACAAACAAATAAGAAGATATATTCAACAATTTATTAGATTGTTTAGTGGATTCAATGTACAGATGGGTAGAGATGACACCGGACTTGCAGTAATGCAAATTGTTCCTGTACGTTATGGAGATAGTAATCGTATGGCAGCACACATTACACGTGAGAATAGTGAAAACGTTATAAACAGTGTTCCATTTATTAGTTGTTATATTACTAATTTAGCAATGGCACCAGAATTAAGAACATCACAAACACACACAGATAAAGTACAAGTTGTAGAGAAGAAGATTTCTAAAACAACAGGTGAGTATTTAAATGAACCAGGAAACAGATACACAATTGAACGACACCAGCCTGTTGCATACACACTGTCAATGAACTGCGACATTTGGACTTCTAACACAGAACAGAAATTACAGTTAATGGAACAATTACTGGTTCTATTTAATCCTACATTAGATATTAGAACATCAAGTAATCCACATGACTGGAGTGCGCTATCTTATGTAGAAATGAAAAATACAAACTGGAGTAGTAGAAGTGTTGGTAGTAGCATAGATGATATAATAGACGTTGCTACGTTGAGCTTTGATATGCCTATCTACATTAATCCTCCTGCTAAAGTTAAACAGCAAAAACTTATTCATACTATTATTAATCAACTATACAACTTAGATGATACTGATTTAGATGCATTTAAAGATGACGCAGTGTTTGATAAAACTTCAGTAGAATATACAATAGTCACATTCCAACAAAGAAAAGTAATGTTTGAAAATAATATACTTACATTGCTATCATTAAACGAGACTAATCTAGATGAAGATGGAGCAGTTTTAACATGGGCAAACGATCTCAAAAAATACGGTGAACTACGTGACGGAATTAGTCAACTTAGATTAAGTAAATCTTCAATACCCGGTGAAACTGCAAATGACATAGTTGGAAAGTTATACGAAACTGATAATGTAGGGGAATTGAAAGTAGAAATAGATCAGACAACATTACCTACTAATACGTTAGCACCAGTTGACGGTGTTATACATGGTTCAAGAAATTATCCAGGCGATGGTACTGTTCCATCACCAGTTATGGGTACAAGATACTTGCTATTGGGTGATATTCCTGTTAGTCAAAATTGGAATGGCATATCAACTGCCAACAGAAACGATATTGTGCAATATGATGGTGCCAATTGGTCTGTTGTGTTTGACTCAGCTGTTAGTGTAGCATCTGTTCATTATTTACTAAACTTATCAACACAGGATCAGTTAGAATGGAATAGTAAGAGCTGGGTTAACAGCTACGAAGCCATATATAGTGCTGGGTTCTGGAGATTGTATTTGTAATGATTGAAGCAAGCGGGTGTGTATTTTTAAGCCTGTCTACTGGACGTATAATGATGCAACACAGAAGTTCAAGTGTTACTCATCCAAATACATGGGGGTTCTTTGGTGGCAAAGGAGAAGCTCAAGAAAGACCAATTGAGACTTTATATAGAGAGTTGGAAGAAGAAATTGGTAAATTACCTAATATTATAAAAACTATACCTATTAGTAAATTTACAAGTACCAATGGTAAGTTTACATATCATAGCTTTGTTGTATTAGTTAATGAAGATTTTACCCCAGTATTAAACAAAGAAAGTGATGGATACTGTTGGGTAAACATAGGAAAATGGCCCAAGCCGTTACACCCTGGCGCCAAAATTCAATGCAATTCTAAAGATTTTCTAAAGAAAATAAAAACTATCTATAAATTAAACAAATAGTTTTTATATTAGTATTAGTCTGCGCTAATTCGTTTTTTCATACTTTCAACAAACTGTTCACGTAACCATTCAAAGTCATTAATTTTATTTAATGCTTCAACATCATCCTTGTGTTCAATTCCGTATGCTTTTCCTTCCAATGCACCCTTGATACAATAACGTCCAAAACGTCCACCTTGGTCAACTGTACACCATGTTTTCAATCTAAGATCTGTTTCAACTTGTCTTTGGTTTGGATTAACACTACTTGACAACTTAACGCATTCACGGAATGCACTACGCCATGTACGGAATGGATCTTTGTTAAATCGTGTTGTGTTAGAAACATCTTTAACTGGTTGATAAAATGCTGATCCTGTACTAAAGTCAGGAAGAACGTGTCCCATTTCCATGATCTGTTTACGAGGGAATAACTTGACACCACCATATCCATATTCAAGTCCATTAATTGGATTTCGTGCAAACCAAACATATGTGGTATTGCTACGCTTTGACATTGGAGGAATATAATCAAACGCAAAGTCATCATGTACTTCAGCATCTGCGTCAACAATATAAACCATTTCTGATTTAGCCATTTCACCTGCTTTTTTGTGAGCGTTGCCAATTCCTTGTACATTCTTTACGTGAATAGCATCAGGGAAACGTTGCTTTAACTTTTGGTAATTATGATCTGCTTCTGCTTCATGAAAACTAATCATAACAATGTCAAAGTCTGCTTCATGGTATGTGGCTATAATTTTATTTTCATATACACCATGTATTACGCCGCCAGTTGGTACTAACTGAATATCGCCATATGTAACAGCTCTGCCTGTTCTTTTAACTACTTTTGGAAATTTATGAATAAAGTTTCTTCCTGTATCACTTGGTTTATAATGCCAAGGAAAGTCAGGATTTTCTGTGCTATCTTTTAAAACAACCCATACCATTTCAGCTTTTTCTGAATATTCAGAAGCTAATGCTGTAACTTCGTCAATATCAGTTGTTCTTTTATCAACATAAATTATTGGGTAACTTTTAAAAATATATTTTTTTAATCTGTCCCAAGGGGTAATTACATTTTGTCCTTGGAACGCTAGTAATGTACTATTGGAAGTATTAATCATAACAATCGCCTTTTATTGTGTATTCTCTTGTGCCTACATGTGATATCCTATCACTTAGTGCATGGTCAATATGTGTTGTATATCCAAATTGTGCTGCTTTTTTGCAAAAATATATGTCTTCGCCCACTAATGCTGTATGGTTGTTATTCCACTCTACACTGTAATGAGGTCTAGACATATCTTTATATACACACTTATTTACCAACAGTAAACCACTGCCTACTGCAAACACAGATTCAATACCTTGGCCAACAAAAACTCGCTTGTCAAGGTTGGTTTCGCTTTTAAAAGCAACTGGTCTGTGTGGTGCAACTCGTGTACTGTAGTTTGCTCCTACTATATCTACTTTATGTGAAAGTAAAGAAAATAATGCATCTACTGGAAATTTCATGTCTGCATCAATCCACAATAAATGGGTTGCTGATGTTTCTAAAACTTCATCTACTAATTGCTGTCGTTGCATTGCAACCTCACTTCCCATGACCATGTGTAACGTGACTTGTTGACCAGTCTCGCCGCACTTTTTCATAAGCATGGCAAGACTGTAACTAAAAACCGCTGTTACTTGATCGCGTACAGGAACACATATTGCTATGTGAGAATCTGAGGTTGGTTTAGTGTGAAACTTAGGTATACTAACCATTTAAGTTAACTAGTAAGCTCTTGTCCGAGTTCCTGTTCAATTTCTTTTACAGAATCATTTAATGATTTTGCAAGTGTAGTAGCTGACTTAACACAAGATGCAAATGCGTCATCTGACAATGATGCCATGTAATTCATATGCTCTGGTTGTACTTTACCGATTGTAAGAATATCAATTGCTGCCAAACGTGCTAGACGTGCAACCCAGTATTCTTCTTCTGTAGCTTCAATGTTAGCAACTAGTGCATCCATTGTGCCGTTTTTTTCTTCAAACTCTGCAGCAATTAATTCAATTGTTGTCAAATCGTTGCTTTGATGTTCTCTTGCTTGCATCAGCTCGCGCTGTAGCTCTAATGCCTGGCGTTCTACTGTAGGATGAGATCCTAGTAAAAACGTTTCAATTTCAAATTTAGTTCTTGAACTCATAGTTTTCTCCTGTACTGAGTATACTTGGTATGTATTCGTTTAATTATATAACATAAAGTAAACACTGTCAAGCAATACTTAGAAATACTTGACAGTGTTTTTAATAATATTTAAATTATTATGTAGGTGATGCGCCTGTTGAATTAGGATTTTGCCATCCGCCAAAGGTAGCTGATAGTTTAATGTTAGTAGTCACATTAGGTGAGATATACGTTCCTAGTTGGTATAGTGAAACTTGTCCACTTAATCCAAAATAATTACGCACGGTGCTCATGCTAATCTGTGATCCTGTTGCTGGTAATGCCATTTGTTACTCCTCGAGTTTATTAACGCTAGTAAACACTCGTTTACTAGTTATATTTATCTTAATTGATATATAGGTTGTGTTTTTAGATTGATTATCTTTTGCCTTTTAAAAATTCTACTTCTTTAGTAAGATTGTCAATTTGGCTTTGTTGTTCTTTTATTGCTTCGATGAGAACACCAACTATATTTCCGTATGCTACTGATTTATAACCAGTGTCATTGTTATGCACTACCTCTGGTAATACTTTTTCTGTCTCCTGAGCGATAACGCCAGTTGACTGCCTTACTTCACCACTTAGTGAATCTGCTTTATCAAACATAACTCCACGCATTGCTTTTACTGTGTCTAATGCGTTTGGTATTGTCTGTATATTAGTTTTTAATCTTTCATCTGAATAAGCTGTGATATCACCACTTGCTGTAAAGTCACCTGTGTATGTACCACTCATTTTAAACTGTGTGCCAGTTAACGTCATACCGTTGCCGGCTGTGTATGTTGTATTTGTATCAGTGTTTACAACTGTATTTCTAAATTGTGTTCCTACAAGAGTAAGCCCGGTTCCTGCTGTGTATGTTGTATTCGTGTCTGTGTTCGTATCTGTGCTAGTAATAGTAAAGTTAGGATACGTTCCTGAGATAGTTGTTGCGCCAGCACCAGTTAATGCTACTGTTTGGTCTGGAGCGGTGTTTGAAAATACTGTACCTGCTAATGTTAATCCAGAACCTGCTGTGTATGTTGTGTTTGTATCTGTGAAGGATGTAATATATCCTGCACCATTTGTTAGTTGGTTGTTGTTAGTTATATCATTTGAAAACACTGTGCCAGTTAATGTTATTCCAGTTCCACCTGTGTATGTTGTGTTTGTATCTGTGAACGAAGTTATAAAACCTGCACCATTAGTTAATTGGTTGTTATTAGTAGGTATTGTTGGTTTGTTTGTTAAACTATTATAACTAATTGTTCCTACACTTGTAAGATAACCACTATCGTTTGTAAATGAACTTACACTAGTTGGTATACGTGCATCAACTCTAGAATTTGTAAAATATAAATTGCTACTACCTTCAGTTAGTGAATCAGTGTTTGACAAAGATCCTCCAGTAATTGCTGAATCAACATATGCCTTAGTTGCGGCATGATTTGCACTACTTGGAGCTCCGCTTAATGTAAGGGCGCCTGTCATAGTGTCGCCTGCTTTTGCAACTTTTGTTCCTATTTGTGTGCTAAGTGTTGTGCTAAGATTTGCATCATTGCCAAGTGCTGCAGCTAATTCATTTAATGTGTTTAATGTGCCTGGTGATCCAGAAACAATTGCAGCAACTTCTGTATCTGTGTATGCTTTAGCATCTGATTCGGCTGTATCTGCATACGTTTGGTATGCAGTTGTAATTGCTGTTTCTCTTGTGTCTGTATATGCGTTAGCTGATGTAATTGCGTCTGCTTCTGCTG